TCCAACAGGCCCCACCGGTCCGGCGGGAGAAAACGGCGTGACCTCCTTCAATGGCCGGCGTGGCGTGGTGGTGCCCCAGTCCGGGGACTACAACGCCACACAGATCCCGGTGAGCGGAGAGCCGGAGGCGGAGACCGTTGCGACGGCTTTGTCGAATAAGGCGTCTGGCGGGTATGGATTAGGCACAGCTGCTACCTACATTCCAGACCTGAATGATGCCACAAAAAACGGATGGTACATGAATGCTGCGGGTGGAGAAGCCGTGCATGCTCCGGACAATGTTGCTGGTTGGCTTGTACTGGTGTGCGCATACTCTGATGAGACTGTGTATCAAACTGCATATCGGTATGGGAGTGCCGAGGGCTTAATAAGTGCTCAGCGAGCCCATCACAATTTTTTCGAGGGGTGGCAGCCTTGGGAGTGGATTACCCCACAGATGGTGCCTGGAATCGAATACCGTACTGTGAAAAGAGATCATAATAAAGTGGTGTATGAAAAGACTGTGCAAACAGGCGCTCTTCCTGCTGGGGGAACCAAGTCCATAGCGCATGGCGTTTCAGATATTGGCCTTCGACTTACAATTCGGTGTGCCTTTGATAACGATGGTAACAACCTTGTGGGCAATCCAGGGATTGCAGGGATATTGGTGGACCAAGACAATATTATCATCACAACGACAGAGGAATACGGGACTTCTTATGGAGACGGCACTTCTAATTCATGGGTATCTATCGCATACACAAAAAACACTATTCCTCGGGCTTCCAATATTTGAGTTTCAGAGTAAAGGTTTGTCCAACGTTACGTTTCGACGCAACCGTAACAATAAATGCTCCAACCTCTGAGTTTTGGATAAACATTCCAAGATAGCTCTCGTCCGATAAGTTTGCATCACCGCCAAACACTCCAGGCACTTGAGAACCAGCAACATCAAGAACTCCAGAAGCTTCAATCATTCTAACAGGGCCGATATAATTTGGGATTTGAATGGTCAACTGCTTTGATGCATTATCTGGGTAAGCGCCGCCGGATACAGCCATCACATATACAGAATTGCCTTTCCACTTCTCTGCTGTTCGATATTCAACACCAAGCATCATAGGTGGCGTTACCCACTCAAAGTCAGACCATCCATCGTAATATATCGAGTGATGCCAACGGATGACATGCCGCCCTTTTCCGTTAGACGGAGCGATAGCATAAAAGTCCTGACGAATTACATCGGTTGCAAAGGTGGTTACATGACACCACCACTGACCTCTATCAGGAGCATGGACACTGTCTCCGGTAAGAATATTGAAGTACCAGCCGTTAGTCAACGCCTGATTGTAATCCTCAATCAGTTTAGAGTTAGTCCCCAATCCGAAGCCACCAGGCGCCTTATTCGACAAGGGCGGCTAAAGACTAAAAAGGAGAGCAAATAATGAAAAAAATCACATACCAGTTGGCAACAGAAGTAAACAAGGGAACGCTAGAAGAGCCAGACTTTGAAACCGTGCTATCCGGTGTAGAGATTACCTGCTTGGATAGCAAATTAACGGACAATCTTGCCCTTGCAAAAGCTGAAGCTTACCAAGGAGAGGTGTCTGTAGAGGATGCCGGGCCGGACCCAGCGCCGTCTGGAGATCTGGAACAGCGGGTGACCGCCGTTGAGACCGGGAAGGCGGACAGGACAGAGGTGCAGGCTGTATGGGATCAGATGGCAGCAGCTTATCAGGAAGGAGTGCAGAACGCATGACAAGTCAGGAATTTGTGCTTGATGTGATGCGCGCCCAGGGCAAATCCGATGCACTGGATCTCCGCACACGAGCACCCGAACTGGATGGCACGGCCCTCATTGCCGAAGAGGCCAAGGTGCCCCAGTTCAATGGCTCAAAAGATTACTCCAGTTGGGTGGCCGGAGCGCCGGTTTGGGAGGAGATAGATGGTGAGCGGCAAATATTTACGCTAATTACACCACACAACGCTAGCCACTATCCGGGATCTACACCATCGAACACACCCGCATTGTGGTCGATCCGACACACCAAAGACCCCAAGCAGGCAAAGCCGTGGCTGGCCCCTAATGGCACCAGCGGACGCTATGCTCTGGACGAGTGCGCCACGGAAAACGGCCATGTGTACCGAAACAACCATGAAAACAATGAATTCAGTCCCTCAGCTCAACCGGAGAGATGGACAGATTTGGGCACCATCGAAGATGTACAACAGATCGCCCTAGTCTAATAAGGCGCCCGGCGGGTTTGGCTTCGGGGATGCGATACAGGAAATTGTGACCACCAGCGCGGAGGAATCCTATGAGACATACTGCGCCAAGGTAGACGCTGTACTGGACGCGATGCCTGACAAGACCGCAAAACTGGTGCGGGCCTATCCGCCGGCAGTGTACGGCAATGCAGGTACTACGATATCGCTCTTATACAAGAGCGATGCGAACTACGCGGTCCTATCTAATATCGGTAGTGCGGACGCGGGGCTGTGCGGATGGCGGATGTTCAAGCAACGGTATCCCTCATCGTCGAGTCCAGCAGTTTGGATGCCGTTTGAATGGGAACATCCGCCCATGCGAACCGGCATCGAGTACCGCACCACTGAGCGCCACAATAACAAACCAGTCTACAAGAAAGCCGTAAATACCGGGGCTCTCTCTGCGGGAACATCCAAGTCTGTAGCGCATGGAGTACAAGACATTGGGCTACGGTTATCCGCACTGTACGGATTAAACAACGATGGAGATAATCTGGTTGGCAATCCGGGTATCACTGGTATTTTAGTTGACGGATCGAACATCACCATAACGACAGCGGCGGGATTCAGCACGAGCAATTCCTGGGTTGTTATCGCCTACACCAAAACTACGGATTAGGAGGGCACATGAAGATCATCAAATATCAGTTGGAAACAGAGATCAACTATGGCACTCCCGAGGAGCCGGACATTGAGACGCTACTTTCTCCTGTTACTGTGACCTATACGGAGGAAGCCTATGCTATCGCCCAGGATGAAGCCTATCAAGGGCAGATTACCGTGGAGGATGATGGAGTCCCTGTGCCGCCTCCCACAGCTCAGGAACAACTGCGGGCAGATGTGGATTTCTTGGCAGCTATGCAGGGGGTGGCGTTGTGACAGTGTATGATATGGCGAGGGCCTACTATCCCCGCCTTTGGGACGATGGCCGTTTGGATCAGCTGGTAGCCGCCGGGCGGCTGTCTGCCGAGGAAGCCACACAAATCAGGGCTGATTTGCAAGCTCCGGCATCTGCGGCCAAGTAATGGCACTGGGAAAACGCTCCTGTTGGGGCACATCCCGCAGGGCCTGCCGGTATGTTTTGACCGCCTCCAGCGACTGCGCGTCCAACGGGGAATCCGGCAGTACCGCCCAGTCCGTGGCCGCCAATAGCCGGTCACGCCGCGCCCGGATTTCGTCCGTGGTATCCGCCACCTCCTCCACGGTGACCTCACCCTGCCATGCCTCAGACAAGGCCAGCTGGTAGTCGGCCTCCGTGGCGTAAGGCATGGAGACGTCGGATAGTACGGTTTCCATCATCGGCTTCTCCGGCGTTCCGTGGTTGGTCTCCGTAGCCAGCTTATATTTCAGGATCTTCATGCGCTCCTCCTCAATCGGTTGTTTTTGTGTAACGCAAAACCAGATATACATAGTTTGCGGACACATCCGTATTTGTCGTGATTCGGATATTGGAGGCATTGATCTGAATATTATCAACCCCAGAGGCTTCGATCAAATTAGCGCCTCCCATCATCCCTGTGTATGAGACGAGCTGGCTGAAATTCTCTATCCCATGAGAGACGTCTTTGTATGTGGCATTCGGTGCTTGGCCGAAACTAATTGCTTTGGCATACACAGGTTTGCTGTTGTATTGCTCCACGGTGCGGTACTCGACGCCCAACTGCATGGGGGGATTTACGTATTCCCACGGAGTCCACACACCATCTACAGCATATCTGACAAAATGATCCGGTTGACCTAATGCGTTCCAAGCGTCTTGGCGGATCATGCCACCCGCCCCAGTGCGGGATGATACGAGTAGCCAGCCATAAAAGTTGGATGAAGGTCCATTTGATGAGCCTGCGCAACTATACCAGCCCGAGAGCACAGCTTGATTGAGGTCAGTCACAGGAGCTGCTGCGGCCCCCAGCCCATATCCAGCGGGCGCCTTATTAGACTAAGACACCCTCCTGCTATACTGGTGCGGGAGGTGTTGCGTATGGATGCAAAGACGGAGCTGGAGCGGAAGCTGGTAGGACTGGCCCCCGGTATGGAGGCGGAGATCAGACAGGTCCTGGAGGCGTACCGGATCACCTGGGCGGAGACAGGCGGCGCCCTGGCGCTCCGTGAACGGATCGAGTCATTCCTGGCGGCGAAGCGGATCGACGGCCTGTCCCAGAAAACCCTGAAAGACTATGGCCTCGTGCTGCGGTCTTTTGCGCGGTATGCGGACAAACCACCGGAGGAGATCACCGCCGACGATGTCCGGCGGTATCTGGCCGGACTGTCGGAGCGGGGGCTGAAGGATGGGAGCATCGTCACCCACGCCAACACGCTGCGGAGCTTTTTCGCATGGCTGGAGCTGGAAGACGTGATCGGGAAAAGCCCCATGCGGAGGATCAGGAGCCGGAGCGTGGACCGGACGGCGTCCCGCCGCCCCCTGACAGATGAGGAACTTCACCGGTTGCGGAAAGGCTGCCGGAACATCCGGGACCAGGCACTGGTAGAATTCCTGTCCTCCAGCGGCTGCCGGTTGAGCGAGGCGGCAGGGATTCGTGCGGAGCAGGTGGATTGGAAGCAGAGGAGTGTACGCGTGCTGGGGAAAGGGCGGAAAATTCGGACGGTGTTCTTCTCCTTCCGGGCCGGACAGCTTCTGCGGGAATACCTGAGTCAGCGGGAGGGCGGAGACGCGCTCTTCGCGGCGGTCAGAGCGCCATGGAGCCCTTTGACGCCGGGAGGCATTGAGAAAGCCCTGGCACGAATCGGGCAGCGGGCCGGGCTGGAACGGCGGGTCCACCCCCATATCCTGCGGCATACCTTTGCTACGCAGGCGCTGCAGGGTGGGATGCCGCTGCCGGTGATTCAGCAGCTCCTGGGGCATGAGGACCCCAAAACCACCATGATCTACGCCGCGATTCTGCCGGAGGCGGCGCGGCGGGCATATAGGAAAACATTTGACCGAAAGGAGAACGACCATGAATGAAACGACTGTGACCACGGTAAAGGCCGCCATCGCGGCGGCGGTGGCTACCATGACGGCCCTGTGGGGCTGGTTCGGGTGGCTGGTGATCGCCTGGGTGCTGCTGATGCTGGCGGATTGGCTGATCGGCAGCGCGGCGGCAGCCAAGGAGGGGCGCTGGTCCAGCGCCAAGATGCGGGAGGGCGCCTGGCACAAAGGCGGGATGATCCTGGTGGTGTGCATCGCCCTGGTGGCGGACTGGCTGATCGGGAGCATCCTGGGGCATATCCCGGCGGTGTCCCTGCCATTTACATATTCTGTTTTGCTAGGGCCGCTGGTGATCGTCTGGTACATCATCGGAGAGCTGGGTTCCCTGGCGGAGCACGCCGTTACCTTTGGGGCACCTGTCCCCTCCTGGCTGCGGAACATTTTGGAGATCGGCAAAAATGCCGTGGACGCCGCCGGGGAGAGCATCGCCGGCGAGGGCGGCGGAGACGATCCGAAGGAAAGCGAAAACACCAAAAACGAATAGGCATCAAGCCGCTGTGCGGTTGATATTAAATTTTGAAAAGGAGATTTTGAACATGAAGACTGTGGAAGAAGTGCTGCAGAAGTACACCCTGGGCGAGGCCGGTAAGGACGAGACCAACGACGGTCTGAAGGAATTGGGCTCTCCCCTGCGCCTGAACCCTGACCGGAATGTGATTACCCCGGAGGAGCTGGCGGAGACCCGTGTGGGCGAGACCCCTGCTGAGGCCAACGGATGGGGCATTCTGGACCACGGCGTGGGCAGCCTGGAAAAGGTCCATGTGGTGAACGGCCGCACGGTGGACGTGGACATGGGACATGAGGCCGCCTATGTCTACATCGCCGGGCGCAAGTACCGCCTGCGGAGCGATGTGCTGACGGAGGAAGACTGATGAAGACATACATCGGGACCAAGATCATCCAGGCGGAGCCGGCGTTCCGGATCGATGGGGAGATTTATCCTGAGAGCGGTCCGGTCCCAAGAAGCATGAACCGCGAGGAAGGCTACCGGGTCCATTACCCGGACGGATACGAGAGCTGGAGTCCCAAGGGCGTGTTCGAGCAGGCCCATCTGCCCATGACCGTCAATCCCGACCTGCGGACGGACGCTCCCAGCATCAGTCAGCAGATGGTGGATGATTTCATCCTGGAGACCTGGACGCAGACCATGGGAGACAAAACCACGGTTGTGCGTGCCATGCTGCGGAACGGGTTTGAGATCATGGAGAGTTCTGCGTGCGTCAGCGCGGAGAACTACGACGAAAAACTGGGCCGGGAAATCTGCCTGGGCAAGATCAAGGACAAGGTCTGGTTCCTGCTGGGCTTCCTGCTGCAGACCGCGGTACATGGCGTGAAGAAGGCGAAAACGGAGGCAGGCAGGCCGGCCTACGCCATGACCTTCGGCATGGCTATTGAGGCGGCCAAGAAGGGCAAACGCATTGCCCGGAAGGGCTGGAACGGAAAAGGCCAGTATGTGGAGCTGGCAAAGGCCATCAGTTACAAAAGCCCCACCGGCGCGGTGGTGAATGCGGAGCACGACGCCATTGGGAACCAGGCGCTGGCCTTCGTGGGCACCTCCGGCGTACAGATGGGCTGGCTGGCCTCCCAGGCAGATATGCTGGCGGACGACTGGGAGATCGTGGAGGGCTGATATGGTCCATATTGAGAGGACGCCGCTGAAGAAGATCCTGCGGGCAGTGGTCTACCGGAACACGAAGAAGCTGCCGCTCTCGGAGATCGTGGAGCGGGAGAAGCCGGACCTTGCCATGACGGGGGTGTTTTACAGCCCCGCCAAATGGGCGCCGGTGTGCCCGGTGAAGGCGGACGGGACCGTCCTGTTTGCGGATCAGCAGGACAGCTACTGGGCCCTGGGCTGGGACGTGGGAGCCGATGTGCTCCCCATCCTGGTCCCTCCTGGCGGGGAAAGCGACTGCCGGAACTACGTGGCAAACTGCCTGCTGGTCCGGGCGGGACGGCCCCAGCAGAAGTTGTACTACAACGATGACGTGGGCGGCCGGCGGGGCCGGGTGGCCGTGGGGCTGACGAAGGATACCTGGATCACCTACGGGGCCTCTGACGGCTCTAGCGGCGCCATGACGCCGGAGGACCTGCGGGACTACATGGTGGGCCAGGGCTGTCAATTCGCCGTGATGATGGACGGCGGAGGCAAGGTCAATCTGTATGTGAAGAGCGAGAACGTCCTGATCCAGGGCAAGGACCCCAGCCAGAACCTGATCCTGCTGTACCTGGACGACGGAGAAACGGAGGAAGCACCTGTGAGCGAGAAAAAGACGGTTTGCCTGGACCCGGGCCACGACGCAAGCAACCTGGCCAACAAGAGCCCGGACGGCACCTACTATGAGCACGAGTTCGCCCTGGACATGGGGAACCGGATCAAGGCCATCCTGGAGCGGTACGGTGTGGCCGTGACGATGACCCGCACCGGCGGCGAGGCGGTGAGCCTGGCCCAGCGGTGCAAGATCGCCAACAACATCCGGGGGCTGGACCTGTTTGTGAGCCTGCACTCCAATGCGGCGGCGGGCAGCGGCTGGTCCTCCGCCTCCGGGTGGAGCGCCTATGTGTTCAGCAAGACCAGCGGCGGATATACCGCGGCGCAGAGCATCCTGGAGGCGGTGAGGGCAGCGGGGATCGCGGTGCGGTCCACCCCCATCGTGGAAGCCCCGTCCCTCTACGTGCTGAAAGGGACGGTGGCGCCGGCGGTGCTGATCGAGCACGGCTTCCACACCAACGAGGGCGACGTGAAAAACCTGCGGAACAGCAGCTACCGGCAAAGATTGGCGGAGGCAGAGGCCCGCGGCATCCTGGACTACCTGGGTATTGCCTGGGAGGAAGAGGACGCACCGGAGCCGGCAGAGCCGACGGAGGCTGAAAAAGCGGTGGAGTGGATCACCAGTGAGGGCATTATGCTGGGCAACAGCGCCGGGGACCTGATGCTGGATCAGGGCATGACCCGCAAACAGTTCGCCGTCATGCTGTACCGGTATCACAAAAAATTCCATCCAACATAAACGGACGAGGGGGCCGCCCCGGCGGGCCGCGCCCCCTCTCCTCCGAGGGGGGGGGGGGCGGG